GCGCTTCTCGCGTTTCCAGCCAACGTAGGAGACCATGATGCCCTTCTCGAGCAGGTAGTTGGCTCCCAGTTCCATCTGGTTCTTAAAGTCAGGAATGTAGCTGGATTTCATCCACTTGAGGAATGAGGATACCAGTGCAGCCCGTGGGATCGATGTGGTGCTGGTCGGGAATGCCTTGATATGGCTCCGGCTCAGTGCTTGGTCTAGGATCGACACAAAGGCATCGATACGCTCACCAATGACATTGACCTCCATATCGGACGCTCCGTCCCAAGGAAAGGCATTAGAGCCGTTCTTGCGAAGGTCTAAGCTTTTACCATCCCAGATGTTACGCCTGTCCTCGTAGCTGCGATTGCATAGCTCAAAATACTCGTCGAGGTCGAGCAAGCAATTATCATACGCGCTGCGTAATGCTTGGATATCTGGTTCTGTTGATGCATAGATGAGTGACTCACCTTCCATCGATTCTTCTTCGTAGGATTTCATGGATTATAGTTGTAATAGATTTCTCCGTTCTCTTCTCGGACGGATACTTTTACTTTTTTTCTGAGTATCCTTTGTGAGAATTTTTGAGGACACTGAACTGCAATTCTGTTTCCGTCTAGGTCTCCATAAACGAAGCGTGGGTTTCTTGCTGGTCCGGTGATAAACACCTCAATTTCGGAGCTTTCGCTCACAGGGGTGCTTAGGTGCTTCTTGAACATCCATAGGGCATGATCTGTCCAGTAAATGGTGGCACCATCCTTATCCCAATCTAATCCCTCTTTTAGGAATTTATCACGATATGCTTTAACTTCGGAGGGTTTCACTCCGAGCTTGGTTGCCACTTCTTTTTGTTTCCAGCAGTTAATATCCACCATTTCCTTGTCTTGTTGTTTGTGATTTCTTTGTATCGACGTGATCTAGGTCAGCAATGGCAGCATAGCGAAGCACGTCAATAGGATCTTTCCATGCCTCCTTGAGACCCTGCTCGCCAGTGTATTCTGCCAATGCCCTAATGATATTCTCACAATCTTGTGATATATAAAAATGGGGTCTGTTGACCGAATCCAGAGGCTTGCTGGTATCGTAACTCATCTTGCTTATCAACGCTTGTAGCCCATCCTCGATCTCGAGACCCGGTGCCGGATTGCAAATGATTTCCATCTCAGCTAGGTCTTCGATGATAGACGATGCCCCATCTGACGCTTGATACTTAGCAGCACCTAGCCTTGGGTCAATTAGCCTGTCAAATATCTCCTCGTTCTCCTCGTAGTTCTGGATTAGCTCAACGTAGTCCCTAATGCCGTATCCAAGCCCTTTTGCGGCCTCTCCGGGTATCCATTTACCATTCTTCCACTCAGCCCAGTCACCATACTCCACGCTAGGCCACTCGCGGTAAACGTAGTAGGTTCCTGTCTCGTCCACTGCCACCCATGCCATAAACCAGTTCTTAGCTCCGGCTGGGTCGATAATCTGGTATCGAGTGACATTCTTGGTCGGAATCTTCTCGTTTGGAATGACGTTCACCGCAGTATTGAACTTGGGGAATTTGGTCGCTTGAGACTTCACAGGAACCCCGTAGGCACGGATTAGGATCTCCTCCCTTGTGCGCCCCTCTAAGGTCTCCTTGATGCGCTCATAGCCTCCAAATGGGTTATCCTGTGAGTGGAAGTAGTGGATCGATGCGTTGCGTTTTTTCGATCTCTGGATGTAGGGGACAAGTTCCCCTTTAAGTAGCTCCGCAGGTCGTGATTCAACGATTGTAGCCCCATCTAAATACTCCTTGATGACCTCGGTCCACCCGTCAATGGGGGTGAAGGTCACAAGCATCTTAGCATCCCTCGTAGCCAATCGGAATCGTAGGGTGTTGATTAGTTCCGGTCCGAGCAGATACTCGTCCAACCACACCCCGATATTGTGCCATACGGGTGACCTGCTACCAAGCTCAGCACCCTCCAGAATGGTTGGGTTGTTCTGATACTGTGAGTAGGTCTTGAAGATGATCTGAGACCCGTTTGGGAGGATTAGGCTGCCATCCGTAAATCCGTTCTTTTTGGTATAACTAATGTATGCCCCTGCGGATGTTTGCTTGGTCTTTAACTCTGCTGGCAGCCAGTCGTAAACAGCACTCTGCTGCTGACGAATGGACACCTCAGAGGTTTGAGCAAAACAGAATATCTCTGAATTGGGGTTTTCTACCGCAGCTCGGACAATGGAGAATGCACCCCATTGCGTCTTCCCGGACCTGTTACCTCCCAATGCCACGATCTCGGTAACCTCCGATAACTGCTCCTCTGCCTTGCTCCAGTGGGGTAGCCGGAATCCGTATCGGTATGGGTCTCTCTCTGCGTTCTCAATGGCCTCATGGTATATCTTATGGAGTTCGACCAACTCCTCCGGCTCCATGACTGCGATCTCATCCTCGGACGGAGGTGTGAGTATTTGGTGTGATCTCCACTTCATTCTACATCGATGATGACGTTGGACATACGGGATGCTACCTTAGCCTTTGCCTGTGCAATCATGATAGCAGCATCCTCAATGGAAGCACCCTTGCGGTGTTCGATCACCACGCCAGCCATCCCGGCAAGCTGGGTAGCTTTGTCCGTCATGATTCCAACGGTGAGGGCAAGACGGTCAGGGGAGATGTTTTTGAGTTGATCTGGATCATCAGCAAGTTGCTCAGCTTTCTGGAAGAGCAGATCCGTGTATTCCTCGGCAGCAATGGCATACTTCCGCGAGAAGTCCTTGCGCTTCGTCTCTAGGGTGTCCTCATGCCTCCATTCGAGGCTTCTGATGGTTTTCCTGTCGATCCCGGTCTCCTTGGCTATAGCTGAGTAGCTACGCCCCTGTGCGAGCAACCAGAGTGCCTTTGCAGCCCCTTCCGGGTTCCAATACTCAACTCGCTTACGGTCACCGTGTGCCTTAGCCCTCTCAAGGACTTCTGCAAACCATTCAGGTGGTTGCACTTCTAAACTTTCAGATGATGATTTGATCATTTAATAGATGCGGCTTTTTGAATCATATCTGAGCTACCGATATTACTTTTGGAGCTTTTTACTTCAAAAGGATTCTTGTATCCAATTATCTCATTGATTGCCTCCGGATCACCCTGTGCCGCAGCACTAGCTAAATAATCAGCTTCTTCTGGTGCATTTGGATAAACCATATATGCAGAATTGTCTTGGGTGAAGTAAGACCTGTAGCCCATTGATTCGAGTTCGGATATTTCTTTCTCATCGTCCTCGTTGAAAATATAATCACTTATCTTTTTCATTTTTTAGATTTCTGGCATTTCTAGAACAACACTCAATCCATCCCTCATAGCTCCAACTGTAGAGTTTTCTGTTTTTGGGTATTTTCCTGTTGCTTCTTTGTATTTATCCCCGAAATCTTTAAAATAGTCAATTAGTTTTTTAGGCTTTGAATTCAAGAAATTATTTCCATTTTCTGGTCCAAGTTGCACCCAACTATAAGACTCATGCCGAACAAAATCGGGGTGTTCTTTAAAATATTTTGCTGCTGCCTTTTCTGTAGCAGTCATAAACTTTATTTGTTGTGGATCATCTCCAAGATAAATAGCAAAAAGATCTGGGTTTGATGAAAGCTCAACAGCACCAAGAACTTGATTATTTGTTGCTTCTTTAAATTCTCCAATGTCATCAATTACCTTGTCTGTAGAAAAACCTTCAATTTCGAATCCTGTAGTAGCATCTAATGCGGCTTTTCTTCCTTCAAAGCTATTAGATATTTCTATTAACTGCCTTCCAGAATATTTGGATGCTAAGTTTTTAAATTTAGATGTTTGAAGGTAGTCCTCTAAACTAGCAAGACTTTTGTTTTTGTTTGCAAGTGACCCCGTTCCATTCTTAAAGCTTGTTGATTTACTTCTATAATCCCTTATTAACGAGGACAAAGATTTAAATTCGCTTGGTGGTGTTACAATTTTAGCTTTTGCTTTTTTGATTAAGCCTTTTAACTTGGCTATATCTTTTTTTATTTTTATTTTTTTTGCTTTATCGGCTTTATTTAATTGATCATTAAGTTCAGATATATTATCTGAATGTTTCTTGATTGTTGCTGTTTGAGATGCATTATTATTAAGCATATCCCCATAACTAGCTAATGTAATAAATAAATCTTCATGGTGTTTTTTTAGACCTGCATTTGCAATTTCATTTGAGACAGTCCGAACAGTTCGAAGGTTAGATGCGTGAGCATCCTTACCCATAATATATGTAAGTAAGTGTGTTGCTCCTTGTTGGATAGCCTTCACCTTCATTGTTAATACAGGTTTCCATCCCATATTTGCCCAAACTGGACGATATTTAATCCCATCTGGTCCAGTAAAAGTAATCTGATTAACCTTTAAGTTAGGGAATAAGATTCCCCCAAGATCACCAAGCGCAGCCATAGCCCGATCTGCCATTGCTATTTGAACTTTTTTACCAGCAAGTTCAACAGCAGCGTCTTTGATTACTGGTTTGATTTGAGTTTCTGGATCATAATTGAAACTTACATCCTTACCATCGTTTTTATAAAGAGTTACTTTTGCAAGTTCATCATAAAGAAACTTGTCTCTAGCTTCAATTGGTATTTCTTTTGTAACTGTCCTTCTGTCTCTAAGCAAGGTCAACGCACCATTAGGTGCTGTTGGCTTAGTTAAAATAATTTTTCCTTGATCATCTAATTTAGATTTAAGAATCTCAGTTGTATCATATCCTTTTTGATTCTCATATGTCTTTGGATTTAATGGTTCAGGCATATACCTAATATCCTTCGACTCCGGGTTGAAGCGTTGGCTAGGTGGGATGATGTTG